TATTCATTACCAAAAGGTTTTGCAATCCAATGCGCATCACAGTCCGCTATCGGAAATCTTGCCACCTCTTCATACAAACTAGATGAATAATCAGGCAAGCCTACGCTATTAGTTGTGAAAATATGCACAACTCCTTGACTAGCAGTAGCGGCTGTTGTACCAAACACTCTTACACCTAAATTCACTACTCGATAATAATCGAATAATGTAGCCAAATTGGTTTCATCTGGTATATTCTGAGCCGCACCCCATGTACTGACTGTAGTACCAGAGAAAGCATTAGCAGTAGCATAAAAGCCTACAACTCTTGGTCTAACAAAGATAGCAGCTTGGCCAGATGAACTCGTGGTTACAGTATCAAAGTATTGAACTTGATACGCCACAGATCTACTAGCATCACGATCATAAAGTTTTGCACCTACTGCATGCACACAAAATGGGTCAATTTGAGAACAAACTGCACTCACCAATTTCTGATTTGCACGATTAAGTGTAAAACCTCTATTTGGTCTACTGTCAGGTACACCATACGTTTTCACAAGTCCTAAGGACTTCTGCTGCTTCTTATTCTTCTGTTTACGTTTCCTAGATCTATTCTTACTAGATACTAGCACATCAACTTTAGTTTTCCTTGCCATTGGTTATAAATGGTATTATTGTATGATATCTTGGTCCAACCCCTCCCAGAGCTCGTTGGCACCAAGAAGTATAGACTAATCTAAGTCAAGACCCAAGTCCATAAACTCCATTTGAAGTTTAATGAACTTGTTCTTGACTTCATCACTGTTGTGACGAATCTCATGCCAGACAGCCGCCCACTGCTCAAGACCACTACTCTTAGTGACGAGCTTGTAAAACGCCTTAGGCCAGGAAAGCAACTCCGCTTTCCATATGCCATTCTCCTTGAAATATCTATGGGAACAAAACTCAAATGAATCATTACCATGAGTTTTATAATCCCGCATAGTCAAGCCTAGAGCTTCATAATCACTCTTGGTTTTCAAGGCGTCTAGTAGAGCTTCCAAGCAATCATCTCCGGCTGCTGTTGGTGCGATGGATTTAACCACCGTCGCAAGCAATAATCGCATAAGAGTATTTCCGCCAGTGGTCATAAAACGACCACTTGGCATTAATCCTGCTTCCAACTGCAAATACAACGTACCATCATTAAAATAGTATATTGGTTTAGCAGTATACGCGACCCAGAGATCCATCGATCGTCTATATGCCTTAAGACGCGTTCGATTGACTGCTGGAATACAGATAAACACACAACACGTTACTAGATACAACATCAGAGTTGAAACACAAGATTCAAATCCGGAAATGTCACTAGAATACAACGTATGCCCTTTGGGAATTCTGCTAACTACTTTGTCAGCGAACTCACCAATTTGTTCATCTGTAAAGCCTATACCTATTGCAGAGCTAAGATTGGGGTACCGCACTTTGATACCTTCAACAAAGTGCATGAACATGGCTCGCTCTACTATTTGATCACAAAGTGATATAGCACATATAGTTCGCCATTTTCTTAGTTCCGCTTTTCTTTTCGGATGAGGTTCCTCCTTTATAAAAGTAGAAACCGGATCCCGCAACCTCAAAGTCATAAATATATCAGCGTCTTTAATGTCAACTACATCTAACAACATCATAAGATACAACCGGGCGCCAGAAACCTGAAGAATTAACTGTTCTTCCATCTCAATAGCTTCACCGGAAGTCGCATAAAATACAGAAAGGGGATATCCAGGAGACGAGTCCACAGGAACAGTTCTTATAACACTAGAACATAGTGAAATACAACTATCCAAAGTAAAGAACGGGTCAATCAACCGAACATCAGGTTCATATGCTGGGAAACCTTTTACAGTTTCTTCGCACCACCTTTGCTCCTCTTTCGCTTTGACTTTTGGGAGGGTACACCTTTTGCCTGTGAGTTTGAGGCCGAGGGCATATTTGGTTTCGACAACACCTTGTCTTGGCCAGCGGAAGTCTTTAAGCTCTGGACAGATTTCACTAACTCTTTCAAGGTCGACTTTACGTCGCTTAGAGAATCTATCTGCTTTGCTTCGGGTTGTGCCAATTTGGACTGCTCCTTTGACATCACCGTCTGCGTATGACTCCGTATAACTGCCTCTCGCATAATGGGCTTCGACGATGCTGATGGCTCTCTCATAATCTGACTTAAAGTCACTCTTTGAGACGAGCCCAGTTGTTGCTTTAACCTCGAGTCCATGCTCGAGGAATCGCCAAAATCCATACCCGTTTTATCAGCCTCTTCGAACTTATAGTGGACTGGAGGGGGTTCGATATCATCATCTTCGATATCTTCCCAAAGGTCTTCACCTCTAGCTTCTTTCAATTCCAGAAACTCATCAACCTTCATACTCGTATAAGAACCACCAGCTGTAAGATAAGTCCTACCCATAAAATCAAGTCTATTGATTTTACTTTTCTTATTCTTACGAATCAAATCAAACTCAGTTAAATTATATACATAATTAGACTTATCATCATCTGATTCTTCCACTAAATGCTCCACAAATGGAAATAAAACTAATGCTCTGTTGTGAACTTTGTCGCTGCCGACACGACTGCCAACATGCAACGCAACAACTCTATTATTAGAGTACATTGGTCCACCAGACCAACCTCTAGTCGTCGACGCGTTGTGCGCGACGATAAAAGGTTCATCAGTTCTTTCTGTTATCACCCCAACAGAACTATAATTAGAATCATCTTTCTGTCCGTAGACAACAACGCCTTGTCCCAATTTTGGTCTGCCAAGCTTTGCAGCTTTGACACCAAGAAAGGACCAGGCACCCTTTTCCAACTCTACGATCGCAAAATCCAAAGGATCCGCCGATCGTACGTTAACTACTTTGACTAAAGAATTGGAATCAGTTCCAGCGAATGATGCTATATTAGCAACATGCGATACTGTCAAAACTTTATCCTCTATTCTAACACCACAACCTATTGGATTCTGGTTTGGATCGTAAAATTTAACCATGCCTTTTGGCATCGATTTAATTTTGCATACCTTAGAATAAGGCATTGCCATTTCATTAACCGTGGACACACCATCTAGTCCACCCACAGGTCTACCTGCTATCTTACCCTCAGAATCAACCATAACCTTGATCACCTCTTCTCCAACTGTGACAAATGACACACTTAGTAAAGGGAGTTTGTTGATTGTGTCGTCCTCAGGACTCGGGTCAACACCATCCAATCTCTTGAACCTATACTTGTTAGCCATATACAACTTGCCCCAGTTGTACAGATAAGATAAGCACAACCCCACTACACGTGTGCAGTAAGGTACCACCGATACTAAAGCCATCATGATTAAAGCACCAGATAAAATTATCCAATACTCATAAGGTATGTCTAACACCATATCAGCAAAATACTGAGGTGCTTCAGCACACCTATCCATGAAGGAAAGGTTAGGAAAATGATGTCTACACATCACCATAACCTTATTCAAATCCACATCTGGATTTGCT